GTCTGCAAAGTGGTTGTTGCCCTTTGGTGTACCAATAAACAGACACCAGCCTTTTCTGTCTGCTAGTGCTGGTCTTATAATCTCATTCCATATCTTTGGGTTCTGATCGCCAATCTCATCAAGAACGACACCATCAAAGTATTGTCCTCGCAAGCTATCGCCATTCTCAGAACCATACAAGCTGATTCTTCTACCAAGAAAGTCAACACGCAACTCAGCGATGTTTACCTTTGCACCCAATGGTCTTGTGTACTCAACCAAGTAATCAAACGCTACACGCTTTGCTTGTGCGTATGTTGGTGCTATATAAGCGTAACGAGGATCTTTCTGCTCGTTGTTTAATGCTGCATTAATTAGATGTAGGATAGCTGATACAGTCTTACCCATACGTCTATGTGCAACAACTACAGTAAATCTGTTTCTGTTTACTGCATGATGTATTTCTAACTGTGGTGGTCTAGGTCTGTAACCTAGATCTGGCTCATCAGTCATTAGGTACACCAGTAATTACTTTTAACAGTATTGGCGCATCTGCATCGCCTGTCATCTCTACAGAACTCAAGTCTGGTACAGATTTCTTGAGAAGTATCTCAATAGCCTTCATCTGCTGTGACGTTAGTTCAGTCTGACCTAGCGCACATTCTGTTAGTCGTTCTACTAATAAACCAGCGTTAATCTTATCTCGGATTAATTGCTGGTGTCTTGGATTTAGTTTTGCTGTAATGCTCATGTTTTATCACTCCCGAAGGTTGGTGATCCTTTTTATGTTACCACTTTACCTTATTTGCCCAATATGCTGCGCTCATCTTACCTTTTTCAATATTGCTTGCATGACGTGCCTTAAATGCTTCGTTACGCTTGCTTCCATCTGGACTGCCTTTAACACCTTGCTGACCAAAGCGAATCGTCTTAATCATGTCACCTTCTTTGGCAACAACTACATGGCTCTTAGTCGGATGATCTGGAGTTGCTTTAGGCTTGTTATAGCCAGATACTCCAGCGTTCTCTAGTCGTGCATCTTTCTTCATTTATACTAACTCAGTCACGCATACAGTTGATGATGCAACACCAGCATCCTTGATGTAAGCCATCTTGTCACCAGCATTAACTCTAAATACTGTTGAGTTGTTATTCTCCATCATCATGCTAGTAGTAATAGAAGCTGTTGGATTTGCACCGAACGCTACATGGCAATGACCTAGTGAGCATGATACACGCACTAAAGTTGTATTAAGTCCAAATGCTGCTGATTGTGCAGTAGTGTTACCTACTGAGAATACTTGTGATGTTGATGGTGTGTACGCATCAACGATGTTACCGCCTTGATCTCTCGCTACAATACTCATAATTATTTACCCTTCTTTTTCATAGCTTCAACTTCACTTAAAGCGATTGCTACGGCTTGCTTACGATTCTTTACTTTCTTGCCAGCAGATGTTTTAAGTTCTTTGTCTTTGTACTCACCCATTACTGTACTCATCTTTTCTGCAATCTTGTCCATGTTACGCATCTTCGCTCTCCATCTCAGGTTGTTCGTATTCTTTCTCTTCCCATACGCTACACACTCGTGAGTTATGGCAGATAAAGTCAAGTTTATGACAGTAACCACGCTGTGGCTGACCATCGTATAAGTCGTATTTGTTTAGTGGGATAGCTTCCATCGCTTCAAGCATGGATGGAGTGTTCTCGTAGTATTCGCAGTTACCGCAACGTCTGCGTTTAGCTTCGTCTGGAATGATGCGCCACATCTTTGCCATTTTTTGCCAAATGTCTGTGTTTGGTTGTGATGGATCTTGTGGCACTAATGAAAAGTTCTTGATTGCGTTCTGTGTGTTCTTTGCAATCTGTGATGCAGATGGGATTGTAGTCTTGGTATCTAGTAAGCCTTTAATCATATCCACATCCTTATGTTTAGGAGATTTTATAGGGCAAAGTATCTCAGACTTCGGTTGTATCTAGTATTCAACATGAACTCGGTAGCCATATCGGTTCATCCCTAAATTACATGACGAGGATCAGTCATCATGCAATGTTCAATAAAAGTGTTAGGCTTCAACGCTCTTGGTAGCATCCACCTAACGAAGTCCAAGATCACTCGGAGAAGAGTTATCTAAATACTATTTAGACAAACGAAACTATATCACAGTTTCTTACTCTTCGCAATCTTGTTGACAACTGGAGATTTCATCGGTTTAAAGTTCAAACCTTGTGGTCTGCATCTTCCTACTTGTGATCGTTCCGTAAGACAGTAGTCAACAATGTTTGGTTCACCACGCACAGGTTCAAACTCAGCATAGTGGGCGCACATATCATCCTTTGCACGTTCACCAGCCTTATAATTAATACACTCTACACATAATATCATTCTGTTACTCCATTCAATAAATCAAGTTGTTTAGCAAGTAGTTCTACTTCAGTCATGCCGATAGCTTCCTCAAACGATTCAATTCCTGCATGGATGGCTGTTCCTGCGTTTCCAAGTCTGTGGTGTAGAGGACACAGCCCAATAGCTTTTGACCAATGGCTGCGTAATCCTGCACCTGTTCCCGTACGAATGTGATGGATCTCGCATGGACTGAATCCATGTCCTAGCACATGACAAGCAATGCAGCCAGCTTGGGCAATCTTGTCGTAATGTCTGCGTTCATCCTTTGTCATCTCCTAATCTCCGCAGAAACATTCAATTGATGAATCACTAAACAACTGTGATTGCTCTCTGTTAAACTTTGCCATTTGTTTATAAGTTGGTTTATCTTTTGAAAATCTTGCACCAATCTTTTCCTCTTGCTTTTCCCACCAAATCGTTCTGCTTGGATTTTGCTGGACAAGGCTAGTAAGAATAGCTGTTCCCTTTAAGAAACACAAATCACAATTAGATGCGCCAGATGATTTAGGCAATTCCAAATCAAAACTATGGTTATTCCAAAACTCCCATACATCCTTTTCTGATATGCCAAGTTTAGCCAATGGCATTAACTTATCTTCTTGCTGTGATATTTTAGCTACTCGTCTTTGTTCATCTGCTCTAATGCCTACAAAAGTAGTAAATTCATTCCATCCAATAGATTTAAAATAACGATCAAATGTCTTAACCTTTAACTCTTGCGTACAAAATCTTTGTGCTTGATTTGGTAGATAATTCTTTTTATCTATTAACTGTTCAAATGGTTCACCATTACGACTTGCTGTTTCATAGCTAACAATCTCAAATAAAGGTTTATCAGCACGATACTCTAACCACACAATAGGCACGTTCCACTTAACTGAGCAATCATGCACAAACTTTAGCGTAGCTTCCTCTTCCTTTCCTGTATTAGCAAAACACACGACTGCATTGTCTGGCAATCCATTGTTAGCTTCTAGCACTTTGTGAAGCATATACCCAGACGTGCGCCCACCACTAAAGCTAATGCAGGTAGGTTCATCTATTATGTATGGGCTTCTCATCTCCTTGTCCTAGATCTGCTGGGCATCAATGCCAATGCTAATAGTAATCCGTTCGCTACACCTAGCAGGTAAGCTGGTGAGTAGCACAAAATGTAATCCTTAATCGTTACTAACATTCTTTTCCTATCTATTCATTTATCTATTCATCCACCATACTGGATATAATGTTAGCTTTTACCTACATATCATCCATTAAAATACAAAAACTGTTAAGTGTTCTTTTCTTTTAATGCTTGTTCAATACATCTTGCAAATTCACGCCAACTATCATCTTCTAAAAAGTCAGGATGAACTGGTGGTGCTTTTAAACACTCCCAATACTCTATCTCATCATCCGTTAATCCTTGCCATTGATGAGGGTAAGTGTAAAGTGGTTCACAATACTCACAAGACTGAAAATCATTAAACTCTGTTATTTCACCTGCGTGTCTGTGCATCCAAGCCACAGGTTCTTGCGCTGTTTGTTCTATTGCTTTTAACCTACGTTGCATATCTTGTAGCTTATCTAAAGGCACAGCCACCATATTGCTTGGTTGTTCTAGTGCCTCTTTGCAAGCGTTAATAATGCTTGGTGTTTGCTGGGCAATATACGTTAAATACGACATTGCTTCTTTTGTACCATTGTATTGGTATTCTATTGTTCCATCCCATGCTTCCAACGCTTCAATCGCCATCTTTAATGCTTCGTCTTTAGTCATCAGAAACTCCATCCTAAGTTACTTGCCCATGCTTCTATCTTCTCTTGATAAGCAGCCATGTCTTTAACCGATAGCTTGGTGGTTGACTGCACCTTCGTTATCTTCTCCCTGCCTACGTTCTTTTCAATCAGCAGGAACTTGTATCCCATCAAGTCGTGTATATCCTGTGCTGTGTATCCTAAATAATCCCCTACGCTGGTATATAACTCCCATAATCGTGCATTTTGCTCCATGCTGCGGTCACTATTGCGCTCTTTTATTAATACCTGCCAGTTAGTGCTTTCATCCTCTACCAAGTCATTAAGCCTTGCTACCAATACTGGTAGATTGCTCTTGGTGATATTGAATGGCTTTACGTTTTGCATCTTCTACATTCTCCGATTTATATAACCATTTGTTACCATTCCACAGTTCGTAAATAACCTTATCGTATATCATTGATTTACTTATGGTAAATGATAAATCCCCCAGCTTACTTTTAATGTAATACTTATCCCCTTTTTCCCACTTCATTATCTTTCCTAATAGAATCCAGCATATCGTTTAAGAACTTAACTCCACCTATGTTTTTATATGTCTGTAAACGATCTGGGCGCAATCGTAGAGATGTTGTTACTGCCTTCATATGTTCTGGTAGTGGTTTACGACCACGCTTTACTTCACTCATTCTGATTCATCCTCTAGTTTAATTTTGCCTATGTATCTATGTTTAAATGTTTCATTTAGTTCTTTTGAAAATAAAGCCCCACCATCATGGAAATAAGCATACAAATACTGTGGCTCTTTAGGCTGTGGTTTAATGCGAAAATCCATGTAATCAATGCTAAATTCTCCAATGTCTTTAATTAAAAGCCATTCATTTTCATTAATATTTTTTCGTTCTACTTCACCGCCATTAATAAAACATTTTATTTCTTTTGCCCATTTATGTGGTTTCATCTCATTCTCCTTGTTAATGTATTACATTATATCATTTAAATCTGCTTGTGGTACAAAGTATGCAGGTTTTCTGTTAGCAGGAGAATCTAGATATTTTTCTTGCTTTGCATCCCTTCCATACATCCAGCCACGAACTGTGTACTTACCTTCCTCACCAGTCAGCAGATAATATTTAATGTCATCCTTATCTGCATCATGGATAATCAACCTTCCGTGTTCATGCTTGGTTGATCTGACTTCTACGTCAAGCACATCAATACCATTTATCTCTCCGCAGCCTTCCCAGTATTTACCAAGAAACTTTGCCAACGCACATTCAGCCAATGCACCCTCAATAAATAACTGCCACTCAGTACCAGACTTTAGTCCGTAAGGTAAAGCATAGCCAGACTTCAGTCGTTGTATCCTTCTCATTACACCAGCGTTAGCTGCTTGGAATATCTCTGCGTATGTAAGTGTTACGTTCATGCTGATTCCAATGCTGCTTGCTTCTTGTCAATTAATGCTAGGATCTCGTACTTAGTCTTTCCAGATGTATGTACATTAAGTTCTTTAGCTTTCTTTAGTATGGCTACGTCATCATTGCGCCATGCGTTAGTAGTTGCAGTCTTAACTTCAGTCTTTAACCAATCAGCCTTGAATCCTACCCATCCACGTTCGCAACACATCTGTATTACTTGTACTACAGTTAGTCCTGCTGCTAGTGCTTCACGTTCTATGCCTTTAAATGCAGTTTCAGTTAGATCGCCAGCTTTTTTAGCTTTACGAACCATAAGATAGTCGGATAATAATTCCGCAGGAATTGGTGGTATGTATTTATCTTTTCTTATCTTATCTATTC